GAATTTCTGTTCGGACTGGTTCTGAACGTATGGCTCGGTCTGCGTATGTGGGACTATAGCAATATGCCTGGAAATATCCTCGGTCAGATATGCCCTCAGTTCACGGCATTATGGTTCTTTTTGTCTGCACTGGGAATTATCTTGGACGATTATATTCGCTGGGTATTTTTCGGAGAAGAGAAGCCGCATTACCACCTATTCCGGAAGAAGGAAGAGAGAAGAGAAAGAGAATGACAAAGCTACAGATTATCTCAAAGCTCTGGTCGGCAATCTATGACCTGGTATTTCTGGTCAAGGGAACACCGACAAAGAGCCTGGAAGAAATAGAGGCAGATCTTGACATTGTTGAGTATGCGTGCCGGAAGTATGCAGACTGTGACGATGATGAGATAACATTTGAGAGCAGAGGAGGGACAGCCTATGCGGATACGAGCAGAGCCACGGAAGTAGATTAGTTCTGAAAATCCGAAGTAAAATCAGAAAGGAGAAACCAATGCAGTTATTGATAGCTGCCGGTGTGCCATCTGCCATCGTAGCATTTTGTTTCTGGTTACTGGAAAGACGGATCCAGGAACGTGCAGAAGCGGAGAAAGACGAACGGGCACGCAGACAAAAAGAACAGGATGACAAAGAGAAGAACCGTGAGGAGTTACAGTACATGATGCTGAAAGCTCTTGACGGTTCTCTTTGTTTGTCGGAGGCAACAGCCAAAGCAGTACAGAGAATCCCGGATACGAAGTGCAACGGGGACATGCACGCCGCATTAGACTATGAGCTGGAGCAGAAACATGATCTGGAGAACTTTCTGACAAGGCAGGGAGTAAACCATATCACAGGGGAATGAAATGGAAGGCTGTATTTGCCTCATATCCGCTCGTATAGCGGTTAGGCAATAATTTCCCCATTCAAACAATTAAAAACGATACAGGGAACTATCAAGAGATTACAAAGCATATTAGGAGGATTGATTCTATGGAATTATTGAATTTTTTAAACCAGGTGCCGATTCCGGTTCTGATCCTGGTGATTGCAGTGCTGGTCGTTGTGACAGCAGTGGTCGTATATCAGTATGCGAAAGCGAAGGGACTGGATGGCATCCGGAAAGAGGTGTACAAGCTGTTCCTGCACGCTGAACATATCTACAAAGAGTCCGGCCAGGGAGAACAGAAACTGAAATGGGTAGTACAACAGGCAAGAGGATTGCTGCCTAAGTGGTTGCAGGTAATCATGTCCGAAGAGGTACTGCTGAAAATTATTGACTGGTGGTTCAAGGAAGTTAAGGACCTTTTGGATGATGGAAAGGTAAATGGCTCTCAGAACTGATCGGAGAAGGGAGAGAGGAGCTATGGGCTTAAAAATCCTATTGGTGTACCTTTTGGGGATTTTGCTGTGTCAGCCGGTCTACATCTGGGGCATCCGGATATTGTGCCGGATGGAAGATGAAGACGAAGAGCTGTACTGCCAGGACAATGGCATGTACTATGAGCCAAGCAAGCCGAATTATCCGCTTTTGCTGGTGGTGCTGCTGATGGCAGGAATCTTCTGGCCGTTGGTAATTTTGTTTGCGGTGTTCGTTCCGTTGACATTTTTGCTGATGGACAAGATGGGACAGTTGCATCCGAAAGATGATGATGAGATGGACCCAGAAGAGGACACATACTTATGACCGGGTGGGGAGAAATCCCTGCCCCTTTTTGTGAATGAAGGAGAATTTACAAATGGCAATAGAACGGAATACATACACAGATATTTTGTTTGACGCTTTGATGGCTGCCGGTTGCACGATATATGGTGCATGTGCGGCTATGGGGAATATTTACGCAGAATCCAGAGCGAATCCCCGGAATCTGGAAAATCTCTGTGAGAAGAAATTGAACTATAAATACACGGACGATACCTACACGGAAGCGGTAGACTCCGGAAAGATAACGAGAGCGTTGTTCTTGCATCCGTTGGGAGATTCCAGGCAGTACGGTTACGGTTTCTGCCAGTGGACATCTGCCGGAAGGAAAGCTGGACTGTATGATCTGGTTAAGTCCAGAGGAGTTTCCATCGGAGATGCGAAGACTCAGACAGAGTACATGCTGAGCGAATTGCAGAAGAGCTACAGGAGCGTATGGAATGTGCTGAAGACAGCAACTTCCGTCCAGGAAGCATCAGATATCTTCCTGGTGAAGTTTGAATCCCCGAAGAATACCGGTTCGGCAGTGAAGAAAACAAGGGCTTCTTACGGGGAGCAGTATTTAAAGATTTACCAGAATCAGAAGAAGGAGGAAAACAAAGTGAGCAAAATTGAAAATGCAGTAGCAAGAGCAGAGGCAATCGCCCTGGACGATTCACACGGTTACGACCAGGTAGACCGTTGGGGCAAACCGAATTACGATTGTTCCGGGCTGGTAATCAGATGTTTGGAAGAGGCCGGAATCCTGGCAAAGTCAAGCGGAGCAACCTATACAGGCAACATGCCGGAGGTTCTGCCAAAAATCGGATTCAAGGATGTTGTAAAATCCGTGGATCTGGCAACCGGTAGCGGAATGATCCGTGGAGATGTCCTGCTCGGAAATGGACACACAGCATTCTACTGCGGAAATGGTAAACTGGTGCACGCAAGTATCAACGAGAAAGGAACGGTCACAGGAGGAAAGTCTGGAGATCAGACCGGTAGAGAGATCTGCATCCGCAGCTATTACAATAAGCCGTGGATTCATGTGTACCGCTACACCGGAGTGACAGCATCTGCATCCGGAACGGTTAATGTGAGAAATTATCTCCAGAAAGGTGATTCCGGGGACGCAGTAAAAGAAATGCAGAAAATGCTGATCGGCTGCGGATTCTCCTGCGGAAGTTCCGGAGTAGATGGTTCCTTCGGCGGAGCCACGGAGAAAGCTCTGCTTGCGTTCCAGGCATTTTACGGTTTGGAGCAGGATGGCAAGTACGGACCGGCATCTAAGGCTAAGTTGGTTTCTGTTTACAACGGAAAGACAGCAGCCAGTGCTCCGGAAAAGAAGAACACTCCGTCTTATACTGCCGGACATGAATACACCTTGCAGGTAGAGCTGAAAGTCCGGACGGGTCCTGGAACAAACTACAACGCAAAGAAACATACGCAGTTGACGGCTGACGGTCAGAAACACGATAAGGACAATGATGGCTGCCTGGATGCAGGAACGGTCGTAACGTGCCAGGAAGTACGGAATGTCGGAAACGATATCTGGATGAAAGCACCGAGCGGTTGGATGGCTGCTTATTACGATGGCAAAGTATACATCAAATAATGCCTTTATGGCAAGGAACTAAGAAAATTAAACACACCTCTTATGGTCAAAAAAGGAAAATATGTCACATTGCCCCGGTATCACGCCGGGGCTTCTTTTTTTATTGCGGAGCAAGTCTGTAGAATAAATCAATATACAAAATTCACAAAAATTCCCCTTCAAATTTGACGAAATGTGCCTGAGCAACGACAGACGTTTTTAGATACTAACTTATGCCTAAGAGCTAAAAGCTGGTATAGAAGCGTGTACGATGTTATAGGCCTATATGTTAAAAATGCAATTCTGCGAAGTTCAATCTGGGTTCCGAAGTTATCCACAAGAAGAATGTTGATAATGTGAATAAGTCGAAAAATCGAAGCAATTTCATTTCCTATATATAAAATCTTGTAAGATTTCTTACATGATTCCTACACCATAATTAGAGATAGAGTAAGAGATAGAGATAAAGATAGATAAAGAGATAAAAAAGAATAGCACCTTGCGTTGCAAAGATGCTACACACACTGATTCGACAGCTCGAAAAATAATTGAAAAATAGAAGTAAAACACTTGACACGTTCGAGTTATCGAAGTATAATAAAGTTACAAAATAACAAAACAAATACACGATACAGAGTAATGCAGGCGGCAAGGTTGATGGAATAGTACATATGCTTGCAAGACGGTTCCAACCCCGTAGGAATGCAGAGGACAGAACGAATGAGAAAGGAGGAATTGCCCGTTGGGAAAAAGAAAACGTAGGATTGAAGAAAAAGAAGAAGAGCTGCTTTCAGAGCAGTTGAAGAAGACCAAAATTGAAATTTATGAATGCTGGACACATATCGTAATTTCCATAGTAACAATGCTGATAGCAGTTGTTACGGCAGTTTTGACCTGGTTCAAGTAATGTTCTGAAAAACAGCTCGGTAGCCGGGGAGACAAGTTCTCCTCGTGCTACCAAGTTTATCACAGAGGAGGCAGAAAGTAAATGAAGAAAAGCAGAAGAATGTTTTCACTGGCTATGCTGGTGTGTTTGATCGTCGGAGTTTCGACCGGAATCAGAGAATGTATCGGAGCCGCATGTGCGCTGGCATTCGTAAATGCAACACTCGGACTGGAAGATTTAGAGAAGAAAATGGAGGATAAGAAATAATGGATGCAAAGAATCAGCAGGACAGAGCAAAAATGGTAGAAGAAGCGGTTGGTCGTATGTGCCGCCTGGGAATGATGCCGCAGGTAATCACAAAATTCAGAAAGCAGGGAACGGTCCTTAAATCTGAGACGGCAGGTATTCTGTACGATTTGAACGATGAGGAGAAGAAAGCTGTTGCCGACTGGGAAGAAAAAAGCGGCGGTATTGTATACGCTGCAATATTGAGCAATATGGTGTTTGGAAGATGCTTGGCGTTGCTGTATGTTAGTGCAGAGGAAGAAGAGTGGGAACTGGATAGAGAAGACCTGGACGGGAGGGTTCCACTTGCGTATGTGGCGAACCTGGATGCACCGGATTGTTCCGAACTGGGAAGTATCGGAATTGCACCTGCAAACGGTGGCTTGGTAAGAACAGAGTAGGAGGTGGCGTGGTGCTGGAGTATAACGAGCAGACGGAAAATCTGATGGAAATAGCGATGATGCTGGAACAGCTCAAGGGAGAGAGTGAGTATCTGTTTGAGGTACTGACAGACATTGATAGCATAACCTGGAAACAGAAATTTGTGGACTGGGCGAATGAGTTCACAGAAACCTACGAGCCGAACAAGGATGTGTGGCCGGGAAATTACCTGGAAGTGATTGAGGGATTCGCCAGAGAGAAAATCTTGGAGTTTGCCGGAGTGGAGGACAAGGAATAATGAATTTGAGAAGAGCGGGCAAAGGAATTGTCAGAAAAGGTAAGCGGCCGAGCGTATACAGAATCGGCTTCAATGATGGCGATGAAACAGAGCTGACCGCAAATGGCATAAATGAACTGGAGGAGTTATGGCGGTCCTTGTGTCCGGAATTTGAATGCGAACCGGACAGCGTAAACTATGTAGAGAGAGTAGGATATGAGGAGGAAGACTGATGGGAAAAGAGTATGAGGAAATCAAGGCTGAGATAAGTGTACGAATCAGCACAGAGGATATTGATGATATTGTTACAACGGCACTGGAGGGCGGTATTTGCTACTGGTGCAGGCGAGCAGAAGTCAAAGGAAAGTATCTCGGAGAATTTGCATCGGAGCAGATCAGCAGAGGAGGAGTCCTGGTATTGCATGATTCGGTGGATGGCAAGAAGAGAGAACTGAACAAGGAAAAGTTGCTCAGCGGAGTAAAACAGTATCTGGAGGATGAAGACAAGCCGTACAATATCCTGGTGGATGCGGAAGACTCTGTAGGATGCAGCAAAGGAGTCTATGAATTGGATTGTTGCATGGTAGATGCGACAGTGGCAGACATGATTATCCAGTATGCGATATTCGATGATATTATTTACGGATAGGAGGACGCCGGGATGGAGGAAAAGAAAATTGTAGTGTATGTCCTGCATGGGTTCTGGGAGAACGAATTTACAAATGGGTGTGCAGTGGTGGATGTGTCGATTGACCTGGAGACGGTCATGAAGAAACTGGATGAAATCGTTGAGAATAAGGCACGAGAGTATGTGAAGGTGCAGGAGGATAAAGCCGAGGAAGAACGGGGATTCCGGTATTTTGAAATATGGGATGAGAACGGGCAGAGCGCTAAATTCTATATCGTAGAGCAGTATCTGGAATTATCGCAGAGTATGATGGAGGCGATTGCTGAATCATTAGCGAAAGGAGCAGGAAAATGAGAAAAGTATATCGGTGTGAGCATACAGTACCGCCGGTTTGGTGGTTTACCTTCGCAGACAGAAATGCGTTGGGAGAGGAAATTGTAGTAGAGTTCCGAAAGAACGAAAACACGCATGGAAAGCATTCACTTCCGGCAATGTGGAAGAGAAAGGGATTCATAGATAAAGAACCGGAAACGTGGTGGGGCGTTCAGACCTATGAGAGAGTTGGAAGATATGTTCCAGGATGAGCCGGATAACAATAAACTGAATGC